AGTTAAAAATATCGATTGGTCTATCCTCTTGTTTTTTATGTGCAACAAATACTCTTTTATTTTTAGTCATCATTTTTGGTGTAACTAAAATAACTGAGCGATTTCCACTTTCTAACAATTGAATTAAATCCTTATCCACTGACCAAATACAAAGGTCTCCTTGAAAATTATCAACGATGTGGGCAATTAAATCGTCGCCTTCTGCTCCAAGAATTCTGGAAGAAACTGCTCCCATTTCTCTTAAGTCAGATAATATCTCATTTTGAAATAATTCAAAGAAAAGATAGATTTTATCGTCGTATTTACGATTACCTTTATATTCAAATTGGCCCTCTTGTTTATCGTCTTCTTTAAAAAACTGATTAATATATTCTTTTCGCCAGCTTTTAGAATCAAAAACAAAGAAAACAGCTCCAGTGCTACCCTTGAATGGAGAGACAATGGAGCTGAAGTAATTGATAACAAAATTCCTAAATGTTGCAGCAGCTTGCTGTTTTAGCATAAACTTGCTGTCATCCAATAAGTCATTGACAAAGTACTTTTCGCCAATTCGTTTGTCTTTTTGTAACATATTCTTGACAATCGAAGCGGACACATTAAGAAAAGCATTTCCATCAATTACTATATTCATTATTTAGGTTTTTTAGCAGTAGATTTTGCTTTTTTAGGAGCTTCCTCTTCTGTTTGTGGTTCATTTTGAGCAGACGATGGAGTGATTTTACGAATTGCCTTTGCAATAAGTTCAGCCTCATCCAAATTATATGCTCCTTTAAGTTGTCCGTGATTAGCGGCAGAGATTAGCACAATTAGTGCGTGTTCAGGAGATAGATTCTCTAAAAACTTATCGTAGTCTGCTTTATCTGTGTAAGAAATAGTCGACAATAGATAGGTCTTAGGAATTTCTTGTTGAACGGTTTCCTCGGTATTTACTTGTTCTTGTGACATGTATTTAAATTATTTTAAAGATTAAAGATCTGCCAATAGATCGTCAAAGTCATTAGATGGAGTAGACTTAGCTGGAGCAGCTGGTGCCGGTGGAGCTGAGTCAAAATCATCAAATGCATTAGTTGAAATTGATTTAGCCGGTGTAGCAAAATCTAAATCATCTGCTACTACTCTATTTACAGGTTGAGCAGATTTAATTGCTGCAAAATACGGTTTGATCTTTTCGTCTCTTGTATTTGCTAAAACTGCATCCAAGATAGATTTATGAGGAATAATCGCTTTAATAAATTCTGCAACTTTCTCATAATCCGAATCTGACCATTCTTTGTAGAAATATTGACCTAAATCTGGTGAGTTTTTCTCCAAGAAACCTTTTACATAAGTTTGAACTTTTTCTTCACCATTTACTGGAAGTTCGCGACCGTCATCTAATTTCAAGATTAGAGGACTTGTTTCAGACATAAACTTAGAAGAAGAGTAATCTCTCCAACTCTTAGTTTTACGTTTTACTACAAGAACCATGTCTTTTCCTTCAAGCATAGAATAAGGATTGATTTTCTTAATATTCATCAATTCTGCTTCTGGGCTCAATTCTTGTTGAATCAAATTATCGATGTTGTAGCCGAAGCTATACACTTTAATTTTTCCTTCAAGCTGTGGAAACTGAGGGTCTTTTTTAATGTAAACAAGAGAGTAATAATTGTAAGCTCTCATGAAATTCTTTTGAATCTCTTTTACGATTTCTGGTTCTTCATTTGCTAATTTACGAAGTTCCAAATCGAGAGTCCATAAGATAGAAGATTTTCCTAATGAAGACGGGCAATCGATTGTGAATCTTTCACCGGTCAAAGGGTTAGTCATTCTAGCATAGTACTTTTTGTACTTACTTTTAGATGGGTCACCAATCCAAGGAATGAATCGGATAACGGAGCGGTATACTCCATTTTGTGCCTGATCTGGGCCAGGGTTGTAGAGATTTTCGTCTACTTTGCGTGCGGTGCCAGCTTTAGGGGCGGTAAAGTCGTCTGTGTTTAAATTGAATAAATCCATTGTTACTTTGGTTTTTTAAGTTTATTATAGATATTTTACCTAATAAACAGCCAAAGTTTTACGTGAATTTTATATTATGTTGGGTAGACCATGCTTCCCAAACAGAAAGGACTTTTTCTAATTGTTGTTGGGTAATAAATCCTAATTCTAAAAATGGAGTTAGGTATTCAATTGCACACTCTTTAACAGTTTGACCTGAGTGGCGAGCTTCTTCTGCCAGGCCTCTAACCTGTGCTGGTATTTCATCACTTAGGATAAAATATCGATAGTCTGATTTTGCAAGTTCCCTAGTTAATGGTCTAGGTATTTTAACTTTATGATCTTGTGAAAAATTAGGACCTCTTTGTACAATATGCTCAACTTCATGGCGAGTAACATCAAGAATTCTGGCTTTTAATTTCGGAGAATTAATTTGAGTTTGGTCAACCGCTACTGAAATTTCAATTTCTGCACCATCTTCATTATCTCCACCAAAGGAGTCTCCATCTATTGCAAATCCAAATTTTTCAAATTTCAAAACCTCAGATGGGATATTTTTAAAATATAGATCCCGAGTTGGGTGTAAAGTATTAGCAATCTTAATGTTAACTTTCAGGTCAAAATAAATTGGGTCTTTATATTCTAAATCAAAAGAACGATATCTTTCGGGTTTTCCAACATTTTGCTGAATTAACCGAAGGATATCGTTTGTTATATTTTGTGAAAGTTCACTAAGTTGCATTATGCTAAAAATATTAAATTAATGTCTTTAGTCGTAGGCTCGCCATCTTTAGTAAAATCTACATCGATTACTGTTTGAGGTTTTCCGAATTCATTTCCTTGAACAGCCTTTGTAAATTTTTTATGGGCATCCTTAACATCAATGTCTTTACCATTTAGATAATCTAAAATATCTTGAGACGAGTCTTTTGCATTTTTTTCAATCCATTCTTTAACTCGATCCATATCCAATACATATTCATTGTACTGTTTAGTTACCATATCGCCCGGCTTATCAACCGATCCAATTGGATTAGATATTAAAATTGCTCTAATTTGTGACTTTTCAACTGGTGCGGCTGGTGCAGCTCCGGCTGCTGCAGCTGGATCCGGTACCATAGGATCAGTTTGTTCGTTTAACCAGGAATTGAAGTTCTTAAGCATAATATTAGCCTTTATTCTATTTATTAAGAAGAACAGGCAATACAATCGTCTGGATTGTCAAGCGAACAAACCAAATCACTTTGAATTTGTTCTGCTGTTATTGTAGACTGCTTTAGTGCAGCAGAGTCTACTCCAAGTCCAGCAATTGCATCAACTGCAGATTCTGTTCTTAAATAATACATTCCAGTCTTAAGACCCTTTCTCCAAGAGTGGAAATGCGCAGATGTTAACTTTGCAGCATTTGCATCTTTAATAAACAGGTTAAGTGATTGAGATTGACAAATAAATTTACCTCTATCTGCTGACATATCAATTACTTCTCTCTGCTTTAGTTCCCATACAGTTTTATAGATTTCTCTAATTTCAACTGGAATCTCTGCAATATTTTGAACTGAACCTTTTTCTGCAATAATTCTGTTTTTTAGATTTTCAGACCATAATTCTAATTCAACTAGGTCTCTAACTAAGTGCTTATTAACAATAACAAATTCACCAGATAGGGTTCTTCTAGTATACAAGTTTGAAGTAAATGCCTCAAATGCTTCATTATTACCCATAATTTGAGCAGTAGATGCAGTTGGCATTGGTGCTAGCAATAGTGAATTACGCGCTCCAGTTTTCATAACTTGTTTTCTTAGAGAAGTCCAATCCCATCTTCCAGAAAGTTGAGAATCTTCTGTTCCCCAAAGATTAAACTGGAATTTACCTTCGCTTAGTGGACTACCTTCAAATGATTCGTATGCGCCAAGTTTTTTAGCAAGATCCGCAGAAGCTTTCATTGAAGCAAAATAAATTGTTTCAAAAATATCTCCATTTAGTTTCTTAGCTTCGTCTGAAGTAAAAGGTAAACCTAGGATTGCAAAAGTATCAGCTAAACCTTGAATACCAATTCCAATTGGACGATGCTTCATATTAGAAGCCTTAGTTTCAGGAGTTGGATAGAAGTTAATATCAATTACTTTATTTAAGTTAAGCGTAGTTTGATATGTAACATCATAAAGAGCTTGGTGATCGTATTCAGCAAGAGCTCTACGCTGTTTTAATGATCTCTTTTCTGGAAACTTGATAAATTGATTAACTGCGATTGAGGCAAGATTACAAACAGCTTGCTCATCTTTGCTAGTGTATTCCATAATCTCTGTACATAAGTTTGAAGACTTAATTGTACCTAGATTTTTTTGATTAGATTTCTCATTTGCGGCATCTTTATAAAGAATATATGGAGTACCTGTTTCAATTTGAGATTCTAATACTTTTTGCCATAGTGCACGAGCTTTAATTGTACGTCGACCCTTTCCTTCACGTTCAAGTCTTTCGTAATTGTCTCTAAATTCTTGACCATGCATTTCCCAAAGTTCAACTCCAATTTCAGCTGGACAAAATAGTGTCCAATCTGCATCAGCTTCAACTCTTTCCATAAATAGATCAGGCGTCCATAAGGCCAAGAAAAGATCTCTAGCGCGACGTTCTTCTTTACCATGATTCTTACGAAGATCCAACCAATCCTCAACATCAGCGTGCCAAGGTTCAAGATAAATTGCGAATGAACCTTTACGCTTTCCACCGCCTTGGTCTACGTATCTAGCAGTTTCATTA